AATTGAAAAAATTCAATATGAAGGAAATTAGTTTCAAGCCTAATGAAAACAAGGGTCCTGTGATAGTATTAATTGGGCGGAGAGATACAGGAAAAAGTTTTCTAGTAAGAGATTTATTATATCATCATCAGGATATTCCAATAGGAAGTGTAATATCTGGAACAGAAGCTGGTAACGGGTTTTATAGTACTCATGTACCGAAACTATTTATCCACGACGAGTACAATACAGCAATTATTGAAAATATTCTTAAAAGACAAAGAACAGTATTAAAACAAATAAAAAAGGAAACTGAAATGTATAAAAAATGCAATATTGACCCTAGAACATTTGTAATATTAGATGACTGTTTATATGATTCAACTTGGAGCAAAGATAGGATGATGCGCCTATTATTTATGAACGGTCGTCATTGGAAAGTGATGTTAATAATTACTATGCAATATCCATTAGGTATTCCTCCGAATCTTAGGACAAACATAGATTATGTATTTATTCTTAGAGAACCTTACATTGCAAATCGTAAAAGAATATGGGAGAATTATGCGGGAATGTTTCCTACTTTTGAATCATTCGCTCAAGTTATGGACCAATGTACTGAAAACTTTGAATGTCTAGTTATAAATAATAACGCCAAATCTAATAGACTACAAGACCAAATATTTTGGTACAAATCTGAAAAACATGCAGACTTTAAATTGGGTTCAAAAGAGTTCTGGGATTTATCAAAAGACCTTGATTCGGATGAAGAAGAGCCTACTTATAATCCAAATGATTCAAAGAAAAAGAAAAATTGTCCAAAGATAAATGTTAAAAAAAACAAGTGGTAAATGAAATAAACAATTGGTAAATGAAATAAACAAGCGATAAATCCATGAATAAGTTTATTTTTTAACAAATAATTTATACTTATAATACAATATGAATAATAATACAATAACTAATACCACAGCAATTGTTACAGGTGCATCAGAAAATCATTACAAATCTTTAAGACAATTTTTAAATACTGTAAATAAAAAACTCGTTGTATGTTATGTTTATGATTTGGGTTTGTCTGAAAATAGTAAAAATGAAATGAAAAATATGAATGATATACAATTTCGAACTTTTGACTATTCAAAATATCCATCGTATTATAATATTAATGTAAACGCAGGTCAATATGCATGGAAACCTGCACTTATAAATGAATTAACAAGTGAATTACTAATAAATGGACACGTAAAATATTTGTTATGGTGTGATGCTGGAAATAAATTATTTGATCCAGCCGTTTCAAAAATTAGAGGGTTTTTAGATAAAAATTATATTTTTAGTTCAAATACATCGGATAATATACTAAGATGGACTCATCCATTAACATTAAAATGGTTTTCAATTGAAAGCGAAAATGACATATTGAAAAGGGCTCCTAGAAACGGTGCTATGATGGGTTTCAATATCAGTAATCCATCTGTTATAGATTTTATTAAAAAGTTTGCAGAATGCGCATCAATAAAAGAATGCATTGCTCCAGAAGGAAGTAATCGCGAAAATCATAGACAAGATCAATCAGTATTTAGTATATTATATTATAATTATGTAAAACAACACAACTTAAATATTGAAAATAATAATTTAGATATATCTATTCATAATGACATAGATTAAGGTCGGTGGTAAATATATCATCGTTTGATTATACAAATATAAATATACAGTTTATTATATAATAATATGACATCAAAACCTGCATCTAATCATAATATTATATTTGAAAGAATCGATGACAATAATATACCTGAGTTTTCAATAGTAGTACCTGTATATAATCAAGAAAACATAATAGTCAAAAACTTGCAATCTATTATAGACTATACAGTTGGCACATTTGAACTTATTATAATTATAGACTCTTGTTCGGACAATACAGAAAAATTAATTATGGAATGGATTAAAAAAAACAACAATATACAAACACGAATTGCAAAATCAATAATACCTCTATTCGAAACTTCAGCAGATAATGTAGGATTTCGTATGAGTCGAGGTGAATATTGTTTAGAAATACAAGCAGAAATGGAAATGACGGAAAAGGGATTCAATAATATATTAAAAAGAGGATTTCAATATAATAATGTTATTGGTGTTAGTGGAAGATGTTGTCATACATTTAATGAAGATAAAATAATAGGACGAGGTGGAGGAGATATAACCAAACCATATGATAGGTCATTGAAACAAGATATATTTTATGTAAATGAAACAGTAAATAGAGGGCCATTATTACTTGATAGAAAAAAATTAATGGAAATGGATTATCTAGACGAAGAAAATTTTTATCAGGAAAACAGTGATCATGATCTTTTTGCTAGAGCATGGGTCCAAAAAGGATGGATATGTGGTTACATTCCTATTGATTTCAACTCTCCACTTGAAAGCGGATCTACTCGAAAACCAAGAGATCCTATAAATAATTATTATTTACAAGAAAAAAGGAGAAAATGTATAGGAGGATTTTTAAAAAAATATATGATGAACTACAAACAACGACAACCGTATACTCTTTCATTAAAGTTATAATTCATAAATATATTATTTAAATCTATAAAGATTTACATTACATTTGTAATAATTTTTACAAATGTAAAAAAATAACTCATTAACTCATTTTATATGCACTTTTATATTTTAAACTGTTATATTTTACTGTTATATTTTACACTGTTATATTTTATATAATGATTTGATTTTATTATTTTCAAATAGTGTTATATAACTCATTCTGACTTTTTATGTTCAGTAGATATATTTTCTGATTGAAATAGAGACCTGTTAACTTCTGATTCAGGAACATCGTCACCGTCATCATCTTCAACATCCAAAGATGGGTCAAACGGAGAGGAGTCTTTAATGTTTACTAATTGTCCATCTGCATTCAATGTTTGTGTCAATACGTTTCCAGATTTCAATGCCTTTTGTCTATTTTCTTCCATTGCCTTTTCCTTTGTTTCTTTGATTCTCTTGTCGAATTCCGTTTTCGCAGTTTTTTCGTTTTTAATCTTTTCATGCATCAACTGATTCAATTCTTCCTCCAAATACTCTACACGTCCTGTTTTATATGCCTCTGGATGGAATGGCATCCAGATACCAACCTGACCTACATAGACGTCATGATTAGGATCAATCTCTCTAAGTGTTTTGCACCTCATTTCCGCTTCCTGTTGACTATTGTAAGAACCCCGAACTTTTAATCCTCTTACACTTGTTTGAAATTTGTTTTCCTCATTAAACTCCTTTTCGAGTTTTTCTTCATTTGCATCCAAATATGTTTTATATTCGTCTTCCAATGAAGACGTAAATAACTTTCCCTTTTCCTCCTTGCAAAAGTCATTCATGTCGGCATTTAATTTATCAAAATCAATTCCATACTTATATGATATGAAATGTAGAAATTGGGAATATTTTTCCAATGACTTTCTAACATCCCATTTATTTAGGAACTTTGAGAACATAAATAGTTCTCGACTTTTCAATATTTTTTCAGGAGAAAGAAATGAAACACAGCAATACGATTGACCAGCAACAGGCTTATCCTCATCCAATACATCTATATATTTCATATTTGCGGTTCCGTCGTCATTTTTTTTAAACTCTACTCCTTGTGGCTTGTTACCATTTTTGCTATTCTCCAATTTACCATGTCTCTCTGCACTTTTTTGTTTAACAAGACGTTGATGCATTTTACTATTAATATTATTTAATGTATTATTCTGTTTAAGTTTATTTTTTGCAATTAATAAATGTAATTAGTTTTTTTCTACTATATTAATATATAAATGATTTTACAAGGTTTAGACGTTGGAGAATTGCTAAAACGTGCAATGAAATATTTAGTTGAAGGTCTAATGGTAGCTATTGCAGCTTATGTAATTCCTAGAAAGTCACCTACTCTAGACGAAGTCGCTTTGATTGCACTGACTGCCGCAGCTACTTTCAGTATCTTGGATACTTATATCCCATCTATGGGAGTTCATGCTAGAAGCGGTGCAGGGTTCGGTATTGGAGCAAAATTAGTAGGATTTCCTGCATTGAGGTAAACTCGACCGACCTACCTTCCATTAATTAAATATTATTAATGATAACAATTTAATAAGTGTTATGTAATGGTTTTATAGAGAGAATAAATAAAAAATACTAGAATAAATAAATATTAAAATAAATAACATTAAAAATAAATAATACTAACGCGCATTATTTATTTAACTTGTTGATTTTTTAAAGTTTTCAATTTAAATCGTGGCAATAAACTCCCAATCAAGTTCGTAGCATATTTTTTTCCATATTTCATCTTGTTCTATTCGTTTCTCTCTATCTTTAAGCATAGGAAAAAATGGAAGAAATTGTCTCTGGTCTAATAATTCGCACAATTTATACACAGTATAATAATAATTAAGAAAATTGACTCTATTGTCTGGACAATACTTTGCATAGGGTCCCTGTATATCTATGAATAAATTGCACAATCTTTCTTCCAACTCAGGACTCATTATTGGTGGT